TTTTATTATACCCTTACCACTACAACCTGTTCCGTGAGTATATAACACATTATCGTGTAAAAACTGTTCTTCAAATTTCCAATCAGGACAACCAAGAACTTCATTGAGATTTCTAACAAAACGTTTATCTATCCCTGCTTCTTCTGATTTTCTTGCAATAATTAAATCATGATTACCTAAAGTGATAGTTGCATTAGGGAATGCTTCGTACCACCCTTTTACTTGTTCAATAGCCATATCAAGCTCATATTTAGCTCCGTGTGATTCTGTACTTGTAGGGTGGAAGCTGGAAAAATGTGAATCTAAAATATCGCCTGTAAAGCTGACTTCCGAGCAGTTGTATTTGTTATAAATGGAAATGCAGTGCTGAAGGTAATTTTTATGCGTATAGGGTAAATGCACATCCCCAACGATTAAACGATTAATCTTCTTGCTCCGCAAATCCTTTATAACTTGAATCTCGTAGGGGCTTAATCTGTATCTATTACTTCTTTGATTTTCCAAAATCTGCAAAAGATTGACCACCTAGCATAGCTAATAAACTCCACCAGATTTTAGATACTGCTTCTTCATCAGCACCTAAAGAATTTGCAATTAAAGGAATGACGATAGAACTGATACCTAGCCATACCTTCTTAGATGTAAGAAGTTTTGTGATAATGTAATTTTTCATGTTATTTATTTTTAATTATTAAATTAATATTTGTACCCCCTAAATTAATTATTTCTTTCATCAGTAAATCCATTGCTAAAGCAGAATTTTTAACATAGTCCTGTTGGCTTCCTATTCCTACTAGGATGCAGCCACGTGTATCTTTAGCTGAATTGCCTCTATGAAATAAAATATATTTTCGGTTTGGTACATCTTGAACTAGAAGGTGCAAGTAATCTCTAGTTGCTGATTCTCTTGCTAGTCTTAACCTTACCTTGTATTCACCTTCAGGAATACACGATATGTTTCTTTCATTATTGATGTAAGGGTTTTCTAATGTATCACACATTTTTTCACCATTCAAAAAGAGTTCTCCTATGGTGCTTTGATCAGTAAATGTATTTCGGATAATTAGAAGATTAATCTGGGTGTCCAAATTAGATGTAATAGATTTTGGAAATTTTAACACCCCTAACTTCTGCAACAAATTCTTTACGAATAGTAATAGCTTTTTCATCTTTTTTAATCCATTTAGGGTTCGTGCTATTTAGCTTTCTTTTCTTAGGCATTGTATTTACAATTTTTAGAACACCAACCTAAACAAACCTTTTTGATTGTTAAGGCATATAGTAATTTACACATTATCTTTTTCATATTTTAAAAATTTATATACTGTAAAAGTGATTGCTAGTATTAAAGATACTAGGGTAAGCACTTCATTGCAGTCTGTTATACTAAAAGCTATTGCTGAACTATTAGCTAATCCTACCTGAACTGTGTCTTTTAATTCTGTCATTATTTTTTATTTTTTTATCTAAGTAGGACTTTAACTTAGTTACATTTTTTGTTTTTGGTTTATAATGTTTTTTCATTAATCTGATGCACTTAAAAAGTTTCTCAATGTTAATTTAGTTCCTTGTCTTGGCTTATCTAAGTTCATACCTGCATAGTAGTTGTCTATTGAAGGTGAAACATCAGCACCAGAGTTTGTCGAGTAATCAGGGAACAATGATGTATTGTTTCTAATGTAGTCAATCATACGTTCTCTATAATAACTAGCAGTATTCAAAACTTCTTCTCTAAGATGTTGTGCTTCTTCACTAGACAAGCTGTTACCTGTTTCTGAAGTCTTAGAATAAATGTTACCATTTTCTATTTTAAAACGTAGATACGGAATAGCATGGTAAAGGCTGTATCCTGGTAGCATGTCGCCAATGTAATCATCTACTAAAGTTTTATCTGCACCTGCTAAAGTGCCTGCTATTATTTGGTCTTTAAGGTGTTGTGTTAAATCCGTTCCTAATGCAGTTTCTACATAAAGCTTCTGTGCTTCACGTACAAACGGAAGTAGTATATCTACATCGACGTTTAAGTTTATTGCTGTAGAATCTTTTAGCTTGCTTTCTGATATGAATAGTACGTATGCCATATTTATCTTGGTTCTAAAAATCCGTTATTTTTCATTCTTTTTGGTGCTTTTGCTACTAAGCCACTATTTCTTTTTAAGGTAAAGCCTTCACTAATTGCTTTTACATCTGATATTATTTGACTATCCTTAATGTTAGATTTTGCATTTCTTAGAGATGTCTTATATACTACTCTTCTGAAGTAATGATGACAGTTGCCTCCTCCTTTGTACAACCATATGGAATAGGTTGCAGCTCCACGTGGTCCCCATCCTGGATTAACAGGCTTTTTAGTTAACTGTAGTAAATCTTCTTTTCGATAAACTTTATTAGCTGCTGTCATTAGTCTGCAAAACTCTCTTGTTTCTCCTTCTTGACTTAAGGCTGTGTCTTTAGTGTACATATACCTTACCTTGTAATAGTCATCATAATCATCATTTACACCATCTTGTGCACTTCTTTGATTAGGCCTTGCAGTTCCTGTTGAAGCTAACTCTGTTTTACCTTCAACTAATTTATTTAATTCAGATTCAAAATCAAAATCTTCATGTTCACCATCTGCATTTTCTTCATCAATAATTTCCCATTCTTCAGGAACATCTTCACCGAACTCTTCTATAAACTTAGAAAGTTCAGTAGCCTCTTCATGCCCTTCACAAGCCATATAAGCCGTTCTGCCGTCATATTCATGCTCATGGTACCTACTACACCCTTTTGTCTTTGCATACGCCTCAGCCTCTTCTATTGTGCTAAAAACAGGCTGTCCGTCTATCATACCAACCTTATTAAACTTTACTTCTTGTTCAATTGTAGCGTCATCACCTAATGGCTCTAATCCAAGTTCTTCACGAATTTCGTCAGTGGTCATAACTTCTCTGATAGTCTTAGAATCAAATTGAACTGTTATTGGTTTAAGCTGTACAAAGTTCACAGGCATATCCATGTTGTTGATTTGAAATATCTTTCTAAGTTGTTTTACTAACTGATCTTGGAAAGGTTTAATTACCGTGTTGAGATAGAAGTTTGCAGCATTTATAATTTCGTCTGTATTTGAACTGAACCCATTAGCAGTATCAATACCCATAAGCGTTTTAGAGGTTACACGATGCCCAGAAAGGATATTGGAAGTAAGTAGCTCTTGTAATGCTAAGTACTGTTTATCGAGGTCAGAAGGTGTTATTGCTTGTACTTCTGGAGTTCTTGTCTTGTCGTCTGAGAACGTCAAAATGAACTTGCCAGCGTTGTTTTGTCCTGTGAATTTATCCGTTAGGCTTTGTTCTATTTGGTGTCTTTCTTCTGCTGTCGGTATTCCGTTACTGAAGTTAACCATAAAACTCCCACTGAATCCTGAGCTTATTGCATTGAGATGGTACTCAGATATACGACCATCGATAAGTGCCCAATTTGAGCAAGACACCCAGTCAGGTGTGTAATACGAGTTCATATCAGGACTATAAAGACCTGAATACATAATCTGATTAGCTGATGTTCTATCATTAGCATTAAATGCTGGAACGTAATATGGTTTGTTTTGTCTAGTGTTTGACCAGTCTGCTGAGATGTAATACCCTTTAGTTTTTCCAAATTCATCAGGTCTAGCACATCTTATCTTAGAAACATCTACGTGATAGATTTCAGCGATTTGTGTTCTATCCTTCGACCATACAATGTTAAGAGCAAATGCTCCTTGTAGCTTAAAATCAAAAGATAATTTCTTAATTACTTCATGTAGGCTTTCATTTCCATTAGCTCTATTCATGAAATTTTCTAGTTTTACTCTAGCTTCCAAATCTCTATCTTCATCATCTTCTATAATAAGAGCTTCACCTGCTATCATCTCAGAAGTAGAATTTACAATAGCTGCTGTAATTGAACTAGAATAGTATAAGTCTATCAAGAACTGTGGGTAAAGGTTTCTCCAATCATCCGTTCCATATTCTATCCAATCTCTACCACGTACTTCTTGAATTATTGGAGCTGTACTCGTTTCTAGATTAATGTTAATAATGTTGTCTTTCATGTTTTAATTTTTAAGGTGCATCACTTACAATATCTCCAGCAACCATATTAGTCATTACACCATCATTACTATTTGAACTTTGGTCTGTAATTGTTGGATAAGCTCCTGTTCCTGTTGGATCACCATTTCTCCAATACCCTACTAAATAACTTTCATTACTTAAATCTGTAGGTGTTCCAGAATTATAAATATCTTGCATTTGTGCTAATGATAGTTCGTCATCAAATATAGCAACTTCATCTAACTTAGATTCACCATAAGCGGCTGAGACTTTTGCAAATTCAAGAGGTGAAACAGTATTAGCTGCTGCTGCCCAAGTACCACCACTAGCATAAGCAGCTCCACTATTATAAACTCCATTTATATAACCTTTTAAAGAACCACTCGTGCTACCTAAATCAAATGTTAAACCTATATGAGTCCAAGTTTCAAAGGCTATACTCTGGTCTAGAATGATTTGTTGAAAAATACTAGAATTATCATTACCGTAAACGATAAATTTCATTCTATGTAGGTAATTAGTCGTTACCACATATTCAAAATGATAGGCTCCTGCGCTAAAAAAACTACCTTTATTGATTAGAATTTCCCCACCAGATGCAGCAGTTCTCTTTAGCCAAAAAGAAATAGAAAATCCTCTATTAGCACCTGAATTATTTATCGATAACACATTAGCATCAGGAATCAATAAATAGTCATCTACTCCATCAAAATCTAAAGAATACAAATTTTTAAAAGAATCACCAGCTCCATTTGATGAACATAAACTTTGACCTAATCTTAATACTTTCATTATTCTATGGGTATTGACCATTCAGGAGTTGCCATTATTGCTCGAATCTCTGAATGGTTATATTGTTGTAAACCTACTAAAAAACCAGGAGTTTCACCTACGAATTTTAATACTGTTTTTTCTCCGTTTAATGATAATCTCAATGTTTCTTCACTTGTTTCTCCTACTTCAGAAAAGTTTATATTTGAAACATCTGCCATATTATATATTACGTAAATCATATTCTAGGTTGTTGCCCCTTCATGATAACCTATGCCAATACCACTCGTTAGAGTAATAGCGGTTACGTTCATAAATAATGTAGTCCCTGCTGGTAGTGTAGTTTGTAAAGCTGCTTCACCTGTTGCATCTGCTACTGTGATAGAATCTACTTCACTTTCAACAGGAAAGAAAACACAATACCAATCTTTACTTGTTTGTGCGGCAGTTGTAAATATTTCAGTTCCACCGTTTTTACCTAATTGCTCCATTAAGAGCTGTTGTACATTTTCTATTGCCATTTTTTTTAAATTTTATTGTCCGTAATATATGTAATTCGTTGATGCAGGAGTTTCTCTTTGTGTGTATTGAACTTGTCCAGTTCCTGCCTTATCTGTTACATTCATTTTTCCTTTTGTTACTAATCCCTGAACAACTCCATGAGTCGGTCCTACAGGTAATACATCATTTTCAGTAACAGGTGCATTACCAGCACTAATTGCTACTGCTCCTGACCAGCTTACTTCATATACTTCATACTTCCAATATCCTGAAGGTTTAAGGTTGATTTTTCCTGTATAAACATCAGGAGTAGCATTATAATCAAATACAAACTTTGTGTATCTATCATAAATTAGATGAACTGTTGAATAAGCATATTGTACAGAAGCATCCATGTCATTAATGAATTTAACTAAGTGTCTTATCTTGTCTGAACCTACAGAAGTATCTATACGATTATCTTCTGTTTCTAGATAGGTAGTTAGGTTAGTTTCTGTGATTGCTTGTATCATTCTACTATATAATAGAAAAGTTCTGTTTTTATTTGCCTTATAAAAAGAAAAGAGGGCTAAAAGCCCCCTAATCAAAGAAATATATGAAAACTACCAATTATTTTCTAGTTAGAATCAACACCTCCCAAAGTAAATCCTGCGTTATCAAATGGGTTTGTTGTATAATCTGGTACGAATTGGAAAGGTTGATGCTCTAAGCCATCGAAGGTCAGACTATAACCATTACGGTCACCGAATGCAGCGCCGCTATCCATTGTTCCTGCATTTAGTTCCATACCATTTACACTACCTAGACACACTATAACATCGTGTCCTGTAGCTGTAACTGTTTGATTTAACTGTGCAAATATTATTGTTTTAGTTGCTCCTAATAGTTTAATTTCATTCTGATCCTCTTTTGTGAGTCGATTCAGAATAACGTTTACTGTAGGAGTGTAGAAAATCGTTCCGTTTTCTCGTGAGCCTGTAATTGTATCAGTAAGACTAGCAACGCCTAATGGCATTGTGTATCTGTATAACATATTACTACCCATTTCTAAGTCAGTAATTTCACCGTTTGCTGTAGGGATTGAAGTTACTTGGTCATAAACTGCGAAATAAATATACTTAATTCCACCTGATATTCTATTACAATCAAGTCCTCTACCTTTCGTTAATGCTGTACATGCCATATTATTTTATGTTTTAAAGGTTAAAGGAGCAGAGGCTTTTACACCCCTGCTTCTATAAATTAAGTTTATTACGATTGTCTTACGATATCAGCTCCAACTCCTGTTTGAACTCCTGCTGCATATCTCGCAACCACTCTCACGTTATCACTACCATCCAATAAAGACATATCCATTAATTGGATACGAGTCGCATCCGATAATAGGTCAGTACCAAAGAACAAGTTAGACTTTTCTGCTGCTACTAATTGATTGTCTGCCATACCTGGACAAACTGCAATTTTGTATCCTTCGAATACTGGCTCATAATCACCATTCATGTTGTAAGCATTTACATAACCTAAAGTAGATACTGCTGATACATAGAAAGCGTAAGTTTTAGCGTTCATGTAAATATGCAAATCTTCTTTTCTTAATATAGCTGGTACGTTAGCTGCCATATCAGAAGTTAAAGTTTGTAAGTTTGCTATAATGTTAGCTGCTGTATAAGCACCTGAAGCAGATGATTGAATTACAGTAGCATCAACACCTGGTAATAAGTAACCAACTGCTGCTCCTAAAAATCCTGTAAATTCACCGTTAGTACCTGTTACACCTTCCCAAGTAGAATTTTCAGTTGCTTGTGCAATAATCTCACCCATGTAAGATATTACATAATCTTCAAAAGAAACTGGAGGCATTGCTCCTGCTCCTGCTCTCATTTCTAACGCCTCCCATGACGTAAGTAAAGTTTTCTTACAAAGGTCAAGGTTGATTTGTAGATTCTTAGGCTCAAGAACTTTTTCGGTTAACGCTAAAGTTCCGTGGTCAGTAAAGTCGCACGTTGCGTCTCTAACTACTGTAGTTCCAGCCATTCTCTGGATATTAGATTTATACTTAACGTTTTCCATTACTGTTAAGTAGTCTAATGATGTTGCTTGCTTTAAAGCTGCGCTGATGTAGAATCCAGCCGCTTTTCCTGCAAAGTTACTCGTTACATTAAATGCCATTTTTTTTGTGTTTTTTAGTTAATATTATTTATTCAAGTCGTGTAAAAATTTAGCTCTACTATCTAACTTTCTGTATTCTTTTTTTGATAATACAGGTCTATCAGAACTAAACTTGTTTGTGTTTATAGGAGCATCAGCAGGACTTTCTGCTAATTCCGTTTTTAATTTTTCGTTTTCAGCTTTTATTGCTGCAACTTCTTCTGCTGAAAATTCAACTACTTCTGTAGTCTTTATTGATTTTGGATTTGTAGAAGGCTCTTCAGTTTCTTCAGACATTTCTTCAACTTCATCATCACCACCTACTTTTTCTCTTTTAAGGTCAGCTACTGCGTCTTCTAAGTTCTGGATACGTTTCTCCATTCCTTTCCAATCTGCAACATCAGCCTCTTCTTTTCTATCATCTTCAGGAGCTAATTCAACTTCTTCAGAAGCTTCAATTTCTTCTTCAGTTTCTGATTCGATAACCTCGGCAACGATTCCTTCTTCTTCTACTCTGAAGGATACCCCTGTATCCGTTTTATACGTTCCTACAGGTAATAATATTGTAGTTCCGTCTTCCGTTAATACTGAGATGTCCACCCCAGCTTCTAGCTCTTCAGCTGTCGAAACAAAGATAGTACCATCCTCGCTCTTAGACTGCCAAGCTAAAGTAATCTCTTCTTCTTTTTTGTTAAGACCAAGAGCTACTAAAATTTGTTCTTTTAAATCCATAGTAATTTATATTTATTAAGTGAGTTTGTAATATAATAGAAAAACTTTCTATTCATTTGATTTTGTGATTATTTCATTTAAAGCTTTAAGTATCTCTTCATTAGTTGGTGCTTTTTCAGACATAGCTTCCATTTTGTCTGTAAAGTAACCTTCTATTGATAATCCTTTAAGTTCGCCATCTTTAATCTTTTTCCATAAATCTTCATTTTGTATCTTCATCTTAACGAACCATGTTCCGTTTGGTAAATCAAATCCGTACATTTTAGATTTATCCATATCACCTTCTTTTATCCAAGATTCAACAGTTAAAACACCAGATACTCTATCTTGATGTTCGTATGTTGCTTTATGGTGATTATTATGTTTTAAATACAATTCAGACGCTTTTCGTACGGTTTCAGGGCTAAAGTAAACATAGTATTCTGAATCTGTATTAGGGTCGTATCTGAATATCTGCTTGTTAGGTATCAAAGCAG